ACATTAACGAATTCCGCTCTCAGATGCAGGGAGACGGTGCGCGTCCAAATCTATTTGAAGTGACGCTACCTTTCCCAGCATTCTCATTGCCTGGAAACGCACAAACAAAATTGTCTTTCATGTGTAAGACTGCTCAATTGCCAGGTTCTACTGTTAACTCAGTACCAGTTCAATACTTTGGTCGTGAACTAAAGTTTGCTGGTAACAGAACCTTCCAAGATTGGTCAATTACAATTATTAACGATGAAGATTTTGTTATTCGCAATGCATTTGAGCGTTGGATGAATGGCATTAACAGCCACAATCTAAACTTACGCAATCCTGCTGCTGCGACTACACTAGGTTATTCTGTTGACGGTGAAGTTCGTCAATACGGAAAAGCCGGTAACATCATCAAGAAATATAAATTTATTGGTTTGTTCCCAACTGACTTGTCCACTATTGACGTTGACTGGGGTTCTAACGATACTATCGAAGAATTCACCGTTAACCTAACATATCAATGGTGGGAAGCGGCTGAGGACCTAGTAGTTTAATGAGAGGGGAGCATTTGCTCCTCTCTTATTCATTATGAAAAAAGGAAACTAAGTGGCAATAAAACTATTCGGCTTCACGCTCGGTCAAAAAGACATTGTTCAGAAAGAAAAACCTGAACAAGCTTCATTTGCACTTCCAACACAAGCGTTGGATGATGGTGCAGTCACGATTACACAAAATGCACATTATGGCACTTACGTTGATTTAGAAGGTTCCGTCCGCAATGAATTGGAACTTATTACACGTTATCGTGAAATGTCTAATCATCCTGAATGTGACCAAGCAATTACAGAAATTGTTGATGAAGCAATTTGTCATGATAAAGATGGTAGAGTTGTAGATATTAATCTTGATAATTTAAAACAACCAGAAACAATCAAGAAAAAAATTACTGAAGAATTTGATAATGTTTTAAACATGTTGAATTTTTCAAACTTAGCCGATGATATTTTTCGACGTTGGTACATTGATGGTAGAGTTTATTATCATGTTATTGTTAATGAACAAAATCCAAAAGAAGGTATTCAAGAGTTAAGATATATTGACCCACGCAAAATACGTAAAGTTCGTGAAGTACAAAAAGGTCGTGACCCAAAAACTGGTGCAGATATCATCAAGTCTATTGCTGAATATTACATCTACAATGATAGAGGCACAACAACTCAATCATTTACCGCAGCAGCAAATCAAGGCCTAAGAATTTCTCCAGAGTCGGTTATTAACGTTAACTCTGGCATGATGGATGCGAAAAATACTTTCGTCATTTCATTCTTACACAAAGCAATTAAGCCACTCAATCAGCTAAGAATGATTGAAGATGCGGTTGTAATTTACCGTATCAGTAGAGCACCAGAACGCCGTGTTTTCTATATCGACGTTGGTAACTTACCAAAAGGTAAGGCTGAACAATACTTGCGTGATATCATGGTCAAGTACCGTAACAAAATGGTTTACGATGCAAGCACAGGTGAATTGCGTGATGACAGAAAACACATGTCTATGCTTGAAGATTTCTGGCTACCTCGTCGTGAAGGTGGTAAAGGTACAGAAATTACAACATTACCTGCTGGTCAAAACTTAGGTCAGATGGAAGATGTTCAATATTTCCAAAGAAAACTATTACAGTCGATGAATGTTCCGTATTCAAGACTTGAACCACAAGGTGGTGGTTTAGTTGGTCTTGGTAGGTCAACAGAAGTAACACGCGACGAATTGAAGTTTCAAAAGTTCATCACCAAGATTCGTAATAAGTTTTCTCAAATGTTTGACCACGCACTTAAAACGCAGTTGGTACTTAAAGGCATTTGTACTTCGGAAGAATGGGAAGAATTCAGAGAAAAGATTTATTACGACTATAAGAAAGATAATAACTTTGCTGAATTACGCGATGCAGAATTATTGCAAAATAGATTACAGATTTTAGGTCAAATCGACCCATATGTTGGTCGTTACTACTCACAAGAGTGGGTAAAGAAAAACGTTCTTCAAATGACTGATGAAGATATTGAAGAAATGAATAAACAAATTGAAAAAGAACCTGAACCTGCTTCTTTAGGTCCTGATGGTAGACCTTTACCACCAGAACAACAGGGTCAACAAGAACAAGTTGATGCTGAACAATTTCCACCTGAAGATAATGTGACAGAAAGAGGTTCTGCTGAAACGGAAACGCCCGAACTTGACAGTGTGGTTAAACGTTTCAGTAGGGTAATAAATAATCAATAAGGAGATATTATGGACGCAAGACAATTCATTGATTTGGTAGGTGCAGGACAGTCTGCTGAAGCTAGAGATGCATTAGAAGAATTACTTTCTTCTGCTGCATTTGAAAAATTGGAAGCTAAGAAACAAGAAATGGCTTCTACAATTTTTACTGGTAAAGAAGAAGAACCTACAGAAGAACCTAATGTAGAATCACAAGAAGAAGTAAACGAAGAATGAAAAATCTGCAAGAGTTTAGAATCGTTGAAGAAGAAAAGCAAGACTATTCAAAGTTTGATGCTTTAGTTCGTGCTGGGTTAGGTAACAAAGCGCAAATTCAACGTATGCATCAAATTCTTGCAAAGATGGGTGAAGATAAGCCACAGTTTTCCAATGCTGACAGAGCGATTATACAAAATCTTTTCAACAAGATGGTTGAATTGATTACAAATAATCCACAGATGTTTCGTCAGGCTAGAAAGTCTGTCAGTGAAGGTGTTATTGATACCGCAGATTATAAACTAAGTGCATCAGGCAAAAAAGTTAGAGCACACAGAATAGTCATTGATAAAGAATCTGAAGAAGAAAAAAAAGAAAAAGAAGAAGTAAAAGAAGAAATTTCTTTAGAAGAAGCTGTTGTTTCAGAACCACCTTTTATTATTCTTTTGAAAAGAACCGCAGTTCGTTTATATCCAAATGGGCTTAGAGTTGCCACTTACAAGAGCGATAAACTAGAAAGAGAATTTGCAATACCTTTTATTGGTAAAGAAGCAGGTTTAGCACAAACAACAGAAGAATATAAACTTGAGTTGAATGATGGTACTATAGTTACACTTGATGAAGAAACAGATATTGCTTTTGAAAATGTTTATGAAAAACTTGATGAAGAAAATAAACAAAAGTTTTTTGAGATGTTATATGATTCAAAAGAAACATTTCAAAAATTAAAAGAATTTGTACTCAATAAGCAATGAGATTAATAGATTTAATTATTGAGGGTAAACATTTAGAAGCGAAAGAATTTATATACTCTCGCTTGAATGAAGTCGCAGCAAAAAGACTAGAGCAAGAAAAGAGAATTATTGCGGCAGATATATATGAAGATGTAGATTTCGAAGATGATTCTTTGAATGAAGCAAATGTTGTTCGTCAAGGAAGAATACAAAAAATTCGCCGAAGAATTAGAAGAAATGCAAAAGGCAGAATTGTTGTACAAAGAAATATAAGACGTTCAGCAGTTAAAGGATATCGCATTTCAGGTAATACAGTTAAACGTATACCTGCAATGCAAAGAATACAAAAAGCTAGAAAGCTAAAGAGATATTGGAAAACAAAAGGCAGAGCAAAATTGAACAGAACACTAATGAAAAGAAAAATGTCTATGCGCCGCCGCAAATCAATGGGAATAAAATAACATGCCATTTGAAATTATCAATTCAAAGCGTTCAAAATCAGTTATTCGTGTAACTGGTAATACTGCTACACGAATTAATCTAGAACAGTTATCAACCAATACACAAATTGAATTGATAACTGGTGCTTCAATTACACATCTAACTTCATCAACCGATGGCAAATGGATTGTTTATAGAGGCAACGATGAAACAGGAGTACCTGTTTTAAGTTTGTTTGGTGAAAATGATTTGCCCTTTGCACAATTTGATGTGAGTGTGGGCAACACCGCTACGGCAAACATTTATGTAACAAATTCTGGTACAGACGGAACTTTGTTGTTGGTTTTGAGTAAGACTGCAACATATACCGTTGATGCAGATACAGGAGCACCTCTATGAAATTAATTAGAGAGAATGTCGAAGAAGTCAAATACTTAACTGAGACAACAGAATCTGGAAAGAAAAACCTTTACATTGAAGGTGTTTTCTTAGTTGGTGAACAAGCCAACAGAAATCGCAGAATGTATAAAATTGATACTTTGCGCGAAGAAGTTTCTCGTTACACCGATGAATACATTAAAAGCAATAGAGCATTAGGTGAACTTGGTCACCCAGATACACCATCTATAAATCTTGAAAGAGTTTGTATAAAGATTGAATCTTTAAAAGAAGATGACCAAAATAGATTTATAGGTAAAGCAAGAGTTTTAGAAACACCATATGGTAACATTGTAAAGAATTTCATAGAATCTGGAGTTAGCCTAGGTGTTTCATCAAGAGGTATGGGTTCTTTGTTGCCTGGAGAAAATGGCATCAATATTGTAGCTGACGATTTTAGATTAGCAACTGCTGCTGATGTAGTTGCTGACCCTTCCGCTCCAGGTGCTTTCGTGAATGGTATCATGGAAAATAAAGAATGGCTTTTTGTTGAAGGCCGTTTTGTTGAGGTAGATATTGAAAGAGCAAAGCAGCAAATTCGCAGAGCCTCAAGCAAAGAAATAGAACAAGTGGCATATCGCCTCTTTGAAAACTTTATTTCGAAACTTTAATAATTATAAATATATAACACAAAAGGAGATTCCTAATGGCTAAAAATAAACTTTTTGAGGCTGCCGCAGAAATTCTAGCCGCTGGTAAAGGCAAGAACTCTATGCCTGCCGCAAAGTTAGATGGCGAAACGCAAGACGCTGGCGGTCCAACCCCAGAAAATGCAAAGCCTGATGACGATTCACACAAGATGACATTTACATCTAAGAGCGCAACTGCACCTACCACAAAGGCTTCTGACGCATCTGCAAAGATGGAAGAAGAACAAAAAGATGGTGAAGTCGTTGCAGAAGAAAAAGTAGACTTGACTGCTGATGTTGATTCATTGTTTGCAGATGATTCTACTATCTCTGAAGAATTCAAAGGTAAAGTTAAAACTATTTTCGAAGCGCGTGTTTATGACCGTGTAAAACAAATCGAAGAAGAAACTGAAGCCAAATACGCTTCTATGCTTGAAGAAGCTGTAGAAACTGTTAAAGCTGATTTGACTGATAAAGTAAATGACTATATCGGTTATGTCGTTGAGCAATGGATGGAAGAAAACCAAATTGCTATCGAAAAAGGCATCCGTTCTGAAATCACTGAAGATTTCATTAACGGTTTGCGTAATCTATTTGCGGAACATTATATTGATGTTCCATCTGAAAAAGTTGACCTAGTTGATGAATTGGCAAGCAAACTAGAAGAAGTTGAAGCCAAACTAGACGAAGAAGTTGAGCGTAACGTTGAG